ATTGCACCTATACCTTGTGGTAAAAAGGATAAGTCTTTCTCAATCGTAAACACTCCAGGACTTACAATTCTTTCAGTAGCCACTATTATCTCCGAAAAATTAAAGAATTAAATTCAAATATAAATATAATCAAAAAACATCAAACTATGAATTTGATGGAATAAATTTACCAGAATCTAAATCCAAAACACCATCGCCATATTTTTCATTCAAACTCTCCACAAGTTCTTTTTCTTCCACCTGTAACTTATTGTAATCTTCAAAAAGCTTTGTTCTGTATTCCTTCATACTTTCCAATCTTTTCGTTAAAAGGTGTAATTCTATTTCAACCTGTCCAATTTGTGCAGTTGTTCTTGCATAACCGTTTTGTAATTTTTTTACAAGTTGAATGTCTTCTTGTAAAAAATCTTTTTCTGTGTTTTGATTTGATGTCTGATTATCTGTAACTTCTGACATATAAAACCTCTTAAATTAATTTGATTAAATAACTAATATAAATATGAAAAATAATATCTAAAATGTGTTAAATATTATTATTGTTTGTCTATTTCATTCGTGTATACACCGGCAGATTTTTTAACTACGGCATCTATTCTATCTTTTGTCAATGATTCATAATATTCTAAAACATCTTTTCCATCGTTATTTATCGGAGTATAATTATCTTCATCTTTACCAACTGGCAATTTGTCTGGTTTTGTTGGATCAACTTTATCATATTCATTTTTATTCGTTTCTTTTGGATTATGGTATGAATTTATTTTATCGGCTTCTGTTTGTATATCATTTATACTTCTAAATGCCTCCGATGTGAATACTATTTTATTTTCAGTAACAATTCGTTTAGTTGTAACTTCCCTAGCAACATCTTTTGGAATCAAATAACCATGAACAAGTAATTGAAAAGATGTTCTAACTAACCTATCCTGCCCGGTTGTGTTACTATCTTCAATAGTTGCACCATCTATGTTAGTTGAAAACTTAAATGAATTTCTATCACCAAAAGATTTTCCACCAAAATATATGAACTGCTCTATTATGTAATTTAATTGGTTTTGATACTCACACCAACCTATAAAATCATAAGTAATATCAACATAATCAGGAATTGGAGTTAAAAAATATTCATTGGATTTTCTTTTATCATTCAACAAACTAAATTTATCATACGGATTTGTTGTATTATATTTCTGTTTCATTATGTATGCAATTTGATTTGTTGTTGCAACTTTATTTCTACGCATTTCAGATTTAATTGCAACATTAGATCTACGAAAAGATAAAAGTGGAACCATTGTTTTTCCTTTTTTATCTTTTAAGAATCCATCTTTTTGTATAGATGCCCATTTTTCAGAATTTGCATAAATTGTTGGTACTTGTATTAAATCATTCGAGTCTTCAACTTTTAACTGAATAGTATTATCAATAAAAGATTTTATTGCAAAATCTATATCATACAATGTTATACCAAGTGTTCTCGTTCTATCATTATCTCGTCTAATTTGTGTATGTCTAGAATCACCCAAATCTATTCTGGGGTTTTGTACAGAATTTCTATCATCAATAAAACTATCACGAGTTCTACGAAGTGGTGGTTTTCTATATTTGCTAGAGTTATTCATTATATGTTACTCGGTATATCATTTACATTTAATTCTATATTAGACCTAAATTCTTCGATGTTAATTCTTGAACGTCTTGTCAGGTGTGTATTTGCAACAATAGAAACATTGTGTCCCCATCTTTCTGTTGCAAATGAATAATCAGGATTTTTACCACCAAAAAATTGATTTTCTTGAATAGAATCTATTTCCCAATAATCTCCATTGTATTCTATCACATCACCAACCTCAACAAAAACATCAACATCTTTTAAGTATTCTCTAATAAATGCAAAGTTAGCAGTTTGTTGATAATCTTGTCCAAATTCCGTTCCTTCATATGTTTGTGGTTGGTAGTCTATCAATGCAGGTATTTTTATAGGACTATGATATACTTTTTTATCAGATTCATTGTATATGTTTGTTTTAGTGTTTTCAATAGACAGTTTATAGACAGCGACTTCGGTATCTATTATATCGTTAATCAATTCCATATTGAATCTATGAACAAGTCCGGCATCCCTTTGTCCGTGAAATAATGGCATGATATTATCCTATGTAAATTGCTAAAGGTGTTCCATTAAGACTAGCAGCCAAAGATTCTATTTCACTTCTTTTTGCTTCTAATAATTTACTTCGTGTCATATTATCAAGTGTTGTTCGTAATTGATCAATTAACATTTGTTTTTCTGCAGATGCTGCCGATAATAAATCAGCGGCATTCAGAGATGTTTCACCATTCGGTATAGGTATACTTCCATATTTCCCACGAATATAACCGAGCATTTCTTTTGCAAGTGCAAGTCCAAATGAATATATCCATGTTTTTCCTGGAGAATTTATTTGAGAATAAACCATATAATCATAAGGTGCGTTTGATATGTCAGAAACTTGTCCATCTGGATATTTTAATGGATTGCTTCTTTCTTCTTTTACAATATATTCTATCCATAATTTAAAATCGCGCGTTGGGACAGGAAATATACGAAGTTCATTATTTATCAATTCAAATGTAAATGCAGATTTTCGCATCATATCATTAAATTCAATTGCCTGAACCCTTAGTAAATCCGCATACATAGGCATCAACATAAAAGATACGCCGGTTGAATATGCACCAAAACCAAATGTATCTAACATTGCCTGATTACCTAAATAAGGATCATAGAATCTCATGGATGCAGGTGGTGAATAGTGATGAACTCTTTTTATCTCTATTGAACCTGTTGGTGCCTTCACATCTCGAATCAATACATTTAAATCATATTTTTGTCTACCGGTTTGTATATCAATAGATGCAGAATGAAACTTAATATTACCGTTTGTAAAAGTTTCGCTGCCGTATTCGGTTGCAAGTTGTATCAAAGGTCCCAATCCAGTTGAAATATTTTTTTGTGTTAAATTTGAATCAGTTGGTGAACCAATTATATTTAGCATATTTTGTTGTATATTAAATTGATTTACATTATACGAATATTCATATACTGCCTCTTCGATGCAAGTATAAAAATTAACTGACTGTAATTCTACATCAACGATGGGATAACCTAACCGTTTTGCACACCAATCTGCAAATGAATCGGCATCTCTTTGAAAATCAGCATCATTATCGAATGTTCCAAACGGTGTGCTTCCTGTTGTAAAGCTACTTGAACCCGGCCAAATTGGAATTTCTACCATTTATTTCTCGTTTTTAGTTTCTTCAAAATACTTTAATATATCATCAACGATAGGATGGCGGTGATTTGTTTTTAATTCATAAACCCCCAATCCTTGTATTTTATCTTTCATATTAAATAAATATGGAAGACCAGAATCTTTTTTCTGTTTTAAGTCTATTTGTGATATATCACCTGTAAGCATCATCTTTGAATTGATACCGAGACGGGATAATATCATTTCCATCTGTGCCTTTGTTACATTCTGTGCTTCATCAACAATAACACAAGCATTTACAAATGTTCTACCACGAAGAAATGAAATAGGAGCAATTTCTATTTTATCTTCCACCATTAACTTTTCAATTTTTTCTTTATGATACAGTTGAAACATATTCGCCTGTATAGGAGACAACCAAGGATCCATTTTCTCTTTTATATTACCCGGAAGAAATCCCAAATCTTCGTTAGACACAGTTGGTCTCGTAATTATTATTTTTTCAACTTCACGATAGAAAAAACATTCCAAAGCAATTTGTGTTGCCAATAGAGTTTTTCCAGAACCAGCTTTACCAACAAAAACCGAAATGTCATCACGAAGAGCATCTGCCTTTATTCTTTTTTGTTCTTCGTTCAATGTTAATTGAAACTGTATTTTATTTTTTATGGTTTTTCTTCCTTTTTTTATTCCTGATGTATTTAGACTTGAACTTTCTTCTTCACTCAACAAATGTTCTCTATTATCTGTTTCCTCGTTATGTTCAGAACTCATAATGGCTCCTATAATAATTTAGAAAGGGTGTCTCCCATAGATTTTACGTCTGCCTCAATCTT